ATAACCATTCGATATTCATCACCGTATAACGTTTTCCACTCACATGTATATCGTGCTGTTGCCATTATACGAGCCTCCCTTTCATTCGTTTGGCACGATCTAAAATTATAAGAAGTTTTTCGCCTGATGCTTCTATATGACCTGTTATATTTAAATCATTTGAAAATGATGGCAATGCTTGCGGTGCAGGAATAACCGTTTCGCCTGATGATAACATTGCAGGATAAGAATCGTTTGAGAAACCGGGTGGAATAACTCCCCCGGTTGCCATTTCTGGCCCCTTACTTGCTAAATTCATTAAAATCTGACCAGCTACTATTGCTGCAACTCCCAATGCAATTGCAGCAATAGGGTTAGCTATTGCCCAAGTTTTAAATGATTCTATTAGAACAGCGAAAACAATTAATGCTTCTCCCATTTGTTTTAAAAATCCACCGATAGAAGCAAGGATATTTTTTCCAAACCCTTCCATATCTTGATCCTCTGTAAATAAATTTCCAATGCCTTCGGCAAATGTTCCAGCAAGCCCTTCTAACCCTGATTTTAATGTACTTTGTAAATTACTCAATTGTTCTTTAGCCACAATTTCGGCATTACTTAACGCTTCTACAAAATTATCTATATAAGGAATTGAGGTATCAAAATTTTCAATTTCTTGATTCAATAATTCAATTTCCTCAGTAACATCAGGCATTAAATCCTTTACTTCTCTAAAACCGGTTAAATCCCAATTAATAAATGATTTGGGTGCATTAACGCTCTTGATTTCAGTTTTAAATTTTTTCAATTCATTTCCAACTGATTTTAGAGCATCATTATAATTATCAATATCATTATTAATAATTGAACGTGAAAGTTCATCGGTTGCATTTGCAGCTTCACGCGAAGCATTAGAAATTTTATCTTTTAAAAATAATTCTAAACTTTTAAGTTCTTCATTTGAAAATTTAGAAATATTTTTCTTTAAATTATTAACAGATCCTTCAAGTTTGACAAATCCTTCTCCGGCACGTTTAAAACCAGAAACAAGAGTATTCCAGATTTGTTGTCCTAATTCTTTATTTACATTTTTTAAAGCATCACCTAATTTCCATTGCGCATCTTCAGCATCTTTTGTTCGTCCACTAAATATAATAAATGCCCCTGCAGCTAATCCAAGCAAAGTAATTAATGCACCCATTGGATTTGCCATGATTGTAGTGGCTAAAGAAATAAAAGCTCCTTTCAAAGCTCCAAATGCAGTAATTAATCCGGGAATTATATTTGTTGCTAAAAATCCTAATACTAATAATACGGGACCTATTGCGGCGGCAAGTCCACCAACAATTGCAATTATTTTTTTTGTTGAATCATCGAGATCTTTCATCCATTCAACAACTCCTTTTAATTTTTCTATAAATGGTGCAATTGCTTCGGAAATTATTTCACCGAAATCTTCTGTTAAATCACTTAAAGTATTTCCAATTTGTTTTAATGGCCCTAATCCCTCTTTTGCTTCTGTTTTTGCTTTTTCGAAACCATCGGCAAAAAGCTTTTGAGCAATTGCATATTTTTCTGTTTCGGTTTTTGCAGATCGTAAAGCAGGAACAAAACGATTTAACATTGTAAATTCGCCTACCTGAGCGAGTGCAACCATTTTTATGGCTGAATTAAGGTCAACCTTTAAAGCTTTGGAAAGTCCTATCGCATCGCGGGCAGCTCCCTTTGCATCTACTGATCCCATCACTTCAGCAACTCGCATTAATTCGAGTGACATTTCATCACCAACGGTTGTAACATTTTGTAATTCGGAAGCAAACTTTTTATATTCGGGTAATAATTTTGCAACGTCTTTTCCATTCATTTCGAGTTGAGAAGAAAGCCCGCTTACTGCCTGAATTTGTTTATCGTAAGCTATAACAGAAGCTGTTCCAATTGCAAGTAATGGAGCTGTAACAGCAATTGACATTGTTTTGCCAATAGACTTCATTTTTTTTCCAACCTTTGCGAGACCAGTTTCGGCACGTTTCATTTTTGTTTGAAACTGTTTGATATCTGCTCCAAGGATGAAATTTAAACTCGATAATGATTTTCCGCCTGCCATTTATTTTGTTTTATCCAATCCAGAAATCTAATTCAGATTGTGATTTTATTTGATTTTGATTTTCTTGTTTAGATCCTCGATTTAAATATTTTTCAAATGTTTTCGGTTTGTCAGATTTTTTCACATAAGGATTATTTAATAACATTGAATATGTTATATAATTTATACGGTTCCATTCTTCTTTTTGTCGGTACCGTTCTAAATCATAAAATCCATTTAGCTTGTTTGATAATTCCCGAAATTCAATGAACTCATAATCTTCAACTGTCATTCCTAACATTCCAAGGCTAATTTCTTGAAGCCTGTCGAATGTTAATTCTTTTTCTTCGCCCCTACTTTTTTCGGGGCATTCAGGTTTTTTGATTCTTTGATATTTGGAAAGCTTTCAACAAATATATCCATTATCTCATTTACAATTCCAAAATCATCATCCAGCCAATCAGAAACATCATCAATAATAAAATCAAATTCTTGTTTCTCTTTTCTGGCTCCTTCTTGTAATCCAACAAAAACAAGCATGATCATATTTGTAATTGACATTCCTGAAATATTCATTAAATCAGATAATGTTGAGTTTGTTTTTTCGCTGTAAATCCGTAATGCATTCATTCCGAATTTTACCGGACGAAGTTTTCCTCCTATTTTTACTTTTTTTAACATTTTAAAATCTCCCGTTTTTAAATTAATAATAAAATTTTATCTCTCTTACCTCCCCCATTGCTGATGCAATTTAGCGGGAGAGGAAGGGAGAAGGTTCAACTGGATAGAACTATGATTCCGTTTCTTCTGTTAATGCTCCATTACCTTCGAATGTTACTGAAAAGGTTGGAGTTTCTTCTGAACCAGATGTTTTATCTAAACTGGAAATTTGTGCGTTTCCAGAATACTTCTTATCACCACTGACCGCTGTTGTAAATACAAGTGCAACATCATCATTTCCGGTTGCAGCTGCAAATAAATCAGGTAAGCCATAATCAGCATCTGCTTTAAATTCGATATCTGCACTCATCGACCAGGATTTTGTTCCGGGAAGTGTTTTCTCCCATCCTGCATCGTCTTTGTTTACACTTTTTCTTGTTGCTTTTGAAAATGAAATACCGCATGAAGATAAACAGTTAATTATTGTACCTGCAACGGTAATTTTTTCAAGCGTTCCATTAATATATCCTAAGCTTGCCATAATTATATGTTTTTAGAGTTTGTAATTTTTTTTTCTTTGCCTTTTGCAATAAAACCACCAATTAATAGATCGTTTAAAAGTTTACGATCGACAGTCAACTCAGTTCCTTTAAGTTTTAAAGATCCTGCCGGATGCTGCCAGTCTTTTATTAATTTAACAGTTCTAAAATTTGTATTTGATTTTTTGTTTGACATGATTATTTAATATTTAATTCTAATGATGTAATCTTGTATAATTGTATAATGATTGCTATCGTAACTGAAAGCATCATTTTCGTTTTCGTATCTAATAGATTGAACACTCAATCCACCTTTAGTAACATTATCAACTCCATGAAGTGCTGCAAGAATTGAAGCTGCTATATCATTAACATTTTTTTCGACACTCGAAACAATATTAATTTGAATTCTGATAGTTCTTAATCCAATTGTAATATCTTTATTTACATTTGGAATATTAGAAATTTGCTGAACAGTTACGTAAGGTGAATTTGCTTCCTGATTTGAATTTACATTATAAATTCGTGTAGAAATTAAATCCGTAACCGCTGTAACGTTACTCAAAATATCGTATATTGCTTTAAATACCAACTGCTCTAATTTTATATTTTTTTGTTAATTTTTCTGTTTCTTTATGAACTTGCGTTTGAAATAATCCGGTAGTTTTATTATTAACTGCACTTTTTGATGAATCAATTGCAGGTCGCATAAATGGCCTTGCAGGCTGATTTGTTCTGTAACGTTCACCTTCTTTTAGTTTTCCTACCCATGGAATAAAATTATCATTATCACTTTCTCGTTTATATCCTCCACCTTTTTTTTTACCCACAATACCACTCACACCATATTCAACGAAATGAGCGAACCACCCCATGTATTTATATTTTCCTTTTACACGTGGACCAACCAGAATTCTTGCAACTTTTTTATTTTTAGAAGTTATATTTCCTATGGATTTTGCAAGTTTAGCACTTATTGATTTTGCATTATTACGA